CAAACAAGTGCTATTCCAACGTGATTGGTGCTTTTGATAGGGGTGCACGTAACCCTTACGGTCGTTTGACCGCAACAACTGTAAAAGACTATGAGGGGTTCGTAAGCCACACGGATATTTATCAGACCGCGTGCTCTGCGCTCAAAGAGACCTTGAACACTCCGGAAAACCCTCGGTGGGACCTCCTTCACGAACGGTTCAGTAACGTGAAAGACCCGCACTATAACCTCTTCGGTACGGTGTTCACTGCCCTTACGTTAAACTGGAACTTCCGCTGTGCGATGCACTATGATGGAAATAACTGCGAAGGTGGTATTGCCGTTCTTACTGCAATTACTCAGGGCGAATATGACGGTCACTACCTTGTGTTCCCTGAAATTCGTTGCGCTTTTGACCTTCGCGACGGAGATTTCATTGCAGGCGACAACCAGGGCTTGATTCACGGCAACACCGCGATGATCCCTAAAACTCCGGACGCTGAACGAGTTTCGTTCGTTTTCTATTCACGAGAGCGCATGACCGCTCTTGACGATATGGAGTGTGAGGAGTGCCGCCGAGATTTCATGCGATACGCAGCAGACAACCACAAGGAATACGGAAAGGGTCACAAGACATGGAATGGTGTCTGGAGCGGAATGTGGAAATCACCGGAATGGATGACGTATAAAGCCGAACACGGCATGGAACGTTGCTCAAATACTAACTATTGGGGCACCGATAATTGAGTCCTAAAGACTACCAAAGTGGCATTTAACGAACGAAAACACAGGATTACTAACTATGGACACAAACAAACAGCTTAACGGTGGCGATGCGGAGCGGCAAGTTGCCTCGGGGAGTATTGAACCCAGTGAAGCAACAACCGCCATTACAGTGGAACTCCCGGTAAACTTCGCTGAGGCTTTTCGAGCACTTGCTGAACGAGAGGAGTTGTCGGAGAGTAACCTTATTGTACGATCGCTCGGGCTCTACTCCGTTGCATCTCAAGCCGAGAGTGAAGGGTACGGACTGACGTTTACTCGTATTGAGGGAACCAACGACCTGACCGCCAAGGAAGCAATTCGCGTCGAAGATGAGCCCGCGTCTAACTTGATCCTTCCTGGAAATAGGCAATGATCCGAGAGGTAATATCAAAAGAGTTACAGTCAAGGGTCGAACCCTTACAGATTGATAGGGGTGCTCTTGAAAACTGCCCTCGCAGTGAATATATTGGACAATTCCCTAAGGCGACAGACTATGACCGCGTAATCGATGAAGACTGTGATGTTTACGTCTCAGGTGTAAAAGTCTTGTCCTTCAGGAAAGCTCTTTTCCCACTTCTTTCCGAGGGTTCTTCCAAACAGAAGGAGACTTGGGACTTTTTCCGAGCAGCTTCAAAAGAAGTTTACGGCACCCAAAGAGGTGTCGTTGCGGGCACAGAGTTTACAACTCGCCCCGAATCACGCTTAACCAAAGGACAGGTTGCCTTTTTCGCTAGTGCTTCAGTGGGCTTGATCACAACGCTCGCTCAAGCGCGAGAAACCCTAGAAAGTTCGGATGAGCTCACCAGCAAGACTCTGAAAATCAAATACGTGAAGAAAGACTACCCCGAACTTGCGGAGAAAATGAAACCGTTAGAGGCGGAAATTCGCACACTGAACTCCGGAGACCCGAAACCAGAAAGTCTGAGAAACCAGAGAAGAGAACAGCTTTGGGGTTGGTTCGAACCTTGGTTACTAGAAGTTTGGCTGCCCTCAGAAAACAAAGTAGAAGAAGTTAAAAAAGTTCTAAACACTTACATAAGTTCCCAGTTGAACTTTAACCACTGCTACAGTAACGTCCTTGGGGCGATTGACCGTGGGGCTAGATTTCCCTACGGTCGTTTAAGCGGAACCACTCAGAGATACTATGAGCAGTTCTCAAAATACAGAGACATTTATTACACAGCCTGCGAAGGTTTCAGGTACAATTTTCCGGAGACTTGGGTCAAAGTCAAGGAAGTGATTTCGAGGGCTAAAGACCCTAACTACAACTTGTTCGGCACTGCCTTTACGAGTGTAACCGTAAATTTCAATTTCAAGACTGCCTACCACGTTGACAAGAACAATTTGAAAGGGGGTATGTCCGTCTTAACTGCTTTTACAAAAGGTGTTTATGAAGGTCACTACTTAGTGTTTCCCGAAGTGAGATTGGCCTTCAATTTAAGAGACGGGGACTTCATCGTAGGGGATACTCAAACTTTGCTCCATGGTAACAGCCCCATGACAAAACTTACTGAAGATGCTGAGCGGGTTTCTCTGGTTTTCTACTCACGAGAGAACATGAACCGATTGGACGATCTTGAGTGCGAAGAATGCCGAAAACAGTTCATGAAGTTTTCACTTCAGTCTCTGAAAGAACGGGGCAAAGATCATAAAGATTGGAGAGGTGTTTGGCAAGGTATGTGGACTTCTCAAGAATGGCTAGACTTTAGAAAAGAAAGAAACTTGGAACACTGTTCAAACTCTAATTGGCAGCTTTCCTCGCCGTACGAGAACGAAGTTACGAAAGAGGTGAAGTTGTTCAAGGATGATCCAGGCGAAGGGTGGAAACTCGTACAAGTGTTTACACAAGATCGGTAAACCGCCCTGAAGCCTTCGGCTTCCCCCTTGTTTCTGCTTCGCATAAATGCTATGATTGTTTTATGGAAATCTACTTCAGCACAGACGTTGAGACCGACGGACCGATCCCCGGACCTAACAGCATGCTTTCGCTCGGGTCGGCTGCGTTTTCCCCTGAAGGAAAACTCCTAAGCACCTTCTCGGTGAACCTAGAGACCCTCCCCGGAGCCGAACCGGACCCCACTACCCAAGCGTGGTGGGAGTCTCACCCGGAGGCCTACAGAGCCTCTCGGGAGCATACCCGGAGTCCGGACCAAGCCATGTTGCTCTTCTCGGGTTGGGTTGGCCAGACCGTGAAAGCTAACAGTAACCAAGATTCAGGTGGCCGGAAAGCCTTGCCCGTATTCGTGGGTTTTCCTGCAGGGTTTGACTTTCTTTTCGTGTATTGGTACCTTATTCGGTTCACTGGACAGTCCCCATTTAGCTTCTCGGCGATTGACGGTAAGACCTATGCTATGGCCTTGCTCAAAAGAGGATACCGGGAGTCCACAAAACGAAACTACCCAAAGGAGTGGTTTCCCATCGAAAACAAGCATACTCACATCGCTGTAGAGGATGCCATTGAACAAGGTCGTATTTTCTGCAATATGCTTCGATCCAATCTTAACATCCTACCTTAGTGACTAACAAAGTTAAAGATTACTGCGAAAAACTTAGCTTGTCCCTGAAGTTAAGGGGAGAGGGAAACGAGGACGCGGAGGAGGCCTTGCTCGACGAGCTTGACCTTCTGTGGCTGAAGTTGTCAAGAGAAGAGGCCCAGTGGGTTAATGCCAATATACTGTCGTTGTTACCTAACTAATTACCCACCGTGACGAAAAATCCTACTTTCCTACTCCAGTCCGGAGGACCACTACAAATCGAAAAGGTTGCGTGTAGTTTCTCCTGTTACCCTGTCCAATATTGCTCGTTTTATGATCTGTCGAAGTTAGACCCTAAAGGTTTCATGGCTACATTGATTCCTGTGGGATCGGTGGAATTTGTTCAAGCTTACAGTGAACACGCAGGTGTTGTGCTACCTGAAGACTTTTCTTACGGACACGGTGGGGAACTGGAAAAGTACCTTATGAGGTCCGTTCGACAAGGAGTGTACGGTGAAGCAACCTTGGAAGACTTTGTGAAGCCAACCGCAATAAAGTTGTTTACCGGGGACATCAAGAGAGAGCTCGAACTGAAGATACCTGGACTAATTTCTGATAACACTTCAGTGTGGATCTCTCAGGCTGTGCTTTTTGAGTCGGAATTTAGGTTCTACATTCACGACTTCATTGGGGGCGGTAAAATTCAGGGGTGGTCGCGGTATGACGACAAGCCCGTAAGAAACCCAGAACCCGACTTCGGCCTGATTGAAGAGATTATGGGTGTGCTAGAGGCAAATATTGCGCCCGGTGCTTACACGATTGACATCGGCTGGAGGCCTGACCTGAATCGGTACTGCCTAGTTGAACTTAACGATGCGTGGTCACTGGGATTTTACGAAAATAGTGACCCGCAATCAAACCCTCCAACTCGACAGCAGTACGCTGACATGCTGGTGTCTCGCTGGAGACAAATTACCTTTTGCAACCTAGTGTAACCACTGGATAACACAGTCGGAGATAAGAGGACGCGGCAAACGTCTACTCTTGACGCTCCGACAACAGTCACATCAACTGCACTCAAATATGGACTATCAGATTGCCATCCCAACTTACGGAAGGCCCGATGGAGTGAAGAAACTCACTCTAAATTACCTTGAAAAAACAGACATTAATTGTTCCCACGTGACTTTGTTCGTGGCAAACGATGAAGAGAAGGAAATTTACCAGAGTTCAAACCCTACATACAATATCGTTGTTGGTGAAAAGGGTTTGACAAAACAACGTCACTTCATCTCTAACTTTTACGACAAAGGGACTCCTGTTTTTTCGTTCGACGACGACGTTAGCGCCGTTGAGGAACTTGAGCTCTTAAAAGACCTTGAGGGGACTCAGAAGCCACTTGACCACCCGTGTCGCCTGAAAACCGTGGTGGAACTCTCGGATCTTATCGATCGCGGCTTCCGAATGTCCAAGCGGCGCAATATTGGCCTGTTCGGTTTCTATGCCGTTCGCAACAAGGGTTTTCTTCACCCAAAGGTGACTGTGGGACTCAAGTTCATTATGGGCCACGCATTCGGTTTCTACGCAGGCGACCCAGCCTTTGATCTAATCGCTGAGTACAGTATGAAGGACGATTACTTCTTGTCTCTGTACCACACTGTTAATGGAAACGGAACACTGCGATTCGACAACATCTGTGTGAAAGCTAAACAGCACACAGGCGGTGGCGGAACCTGCGAAGACCTGGAGCGAAAGCTTCAGATTAATAACCAAACCGTAGAGAAACTTTGTGCTGAGTTTCCGGACCTCGCGAGTCCAAAGAGCCGTCGAACAAAGGATGAGTGGCTTTCCCGGTACTCTGAAATCCGCCTCAAAACAATCACAAACGAGACAATCTCAGTGCTTAACTGAGCACCAAGGCGGTTTTCCGCCCTTTACTGTAAGCTCCTCTCCCCTATGTTTAGAACAGCTTCCGGCTACCAATGATTCCCGACCCAAAGAAAACCATAGTTTTCGATGTTGACGACACCATCCTCACAACAGAAAACCGCGATTACGAAAACTCTCTACCGAAGATGGAAGTAATTGTGGGTATGCGAGCAATGAAGGACGCAGGGTGGACGATCATCTTGAATACAGCGAGGGGAATGGGTCGTTCAGACGGTGACATCGAAAGTGTTAGACAAGAAGTTATCGAGGAAATCGAAAAGTTCTGCACTAAATTCGATGTACCCTACGATACCATCTTGGTTGGAAAACCTTGGGCGGCATACTACGTAGACGACAAAGCAATGACTCCCGCTCAGTTCTCCGCAAAATATAAGGAAATCGCACAATGAAGAACGCACTCATTCTTGCTGCCGGTCGTAGTACTCGGTTTGGCCGAAACAAACTTGAGGAAAAGTTTGACGGGGTGTCACTTCCTTACCTGGCTGCCAAGTTCGCTCTTGAAAACGGTGCGGAAAACATCTATCTGACGCTCTCGCGCTCGGCGATTAAGACCGACGGGACTCGCATTTACCACCCTGTTCTAGATGAAGTTTCCAAGATTTGCGACCCGATTGTTCGTTTCCAGAGTGAGGAAACTTACGGACCAGGCGCTGCGATCACTACGTGGGCAGGCGTGATCAACGGCCCACTCACTGTGCTGTTTGGGGATAATTACTACCACGGAACGATCCCCCCTGCCGAACGAGTTTTACTTGGCTCTGACCTTGAGAACTCAGTGTGGTTTTCATACCTTCATAAGTCACTAAATCCACGAAATCTTCAACTCGCCACAGTAATCGACAACTATGTGATTGAAAAACCACACGGACAACTCGAAGGCCGTTACTTCTGTGGTTTTGTCCGTTTCCCTGCGGGATACCTTGACACCATTGGTGACCTTCGCAAGAGCGACCGTGGCGAGGTTGAAATTACGGATATGATAAACATGGCGGAGCATCGTCAAGCAGTATCACTTTCTTCCATGGGTGTGATATGGGGAGACTTAACTTACGAGGCGGATTGCGCTCGCATTCGGGAGCTTGTTAGTGAAGGGAAGTAGTGGGGCCACCCTGGATTTCTCTGGGGATTTCATACGGAAAAAGTGTAAGGATGCCGGTGAGCAGTGCGAGTGGTTTCGCATTGCTTCTCGGTATACCTTGGCACCAAGTGTTCGCCTCCCGCAAACAATCTGTGTGTCGGACTCAGACTACGACATTGAGTTTATTGAAGGTGTTTGTGGAACACAAATTGAATCTACACGTTTGATTGACACTTTGGTAGACCAGGTCTTCCTTTGGTCTAAGCTCCCTGCGTCAAGACACACGGACTGGGGGTCTTACAAAGAGCGTCTTCACTTAGAGCACGTTTCTCTGACAGACAGCGAGATAGTTCGTCGAACTTTCGATTTCCTCGACGAAATAGTTCCACTACCTTCCTCCTTCTCGCATGGTGACCTAACGCTTGAAAACATCATTGTAGAAAATAACGGGGGAATAGTTCTGATCGACCCTAATTTCAAGACTAATTTGTTTCAGTCTTACGTTCTCGACTTAGGTAAATTGCTACAGTCTGTCCACAGCGATTATCACCGGTTGTTCAAATCACACCCAGGATGTGACCCTGCGCCTCTGTGCGCCCACTTGAGACAACGGCTAGGCAAACCCTTATGGACTCAGGCGCTGGCCGCTGAGATATCGCACGTGATCCGCCTGCGCAAGTACCGCCCTTCCGCCCAGTGGCCGACGGTCGACCGGCTGTTGGGGCAGCTGCTGGCTGAAGCCCATGGATGTTAACCTTACCCTCGCGGTGCGGTCCACCCACTTTCGACAACTTAATAGCATTATTATTACGACCCCAAGCTTGAATACCGTACTCCGCAACGACGAAACTAAGCAATGTCAAACTCCCAAGACCTAATTGAGAAGCTTAAAGACCAGATAGCGTTCCTAACCGCTGAGCTCGAACGGGCCCAACGAAAGTCAAATTCCCTTTGGAGCCAAATTCAAGGTGCATTTCTCCAGGAAGGCAACGACGAAGAGAACGCAGACTTTTGGGCCGACAAAATTTCGCAGATTTTATCTGAGTGGGTTCACACTCAGCGAACGAGCCTGTCCCAGAAGATAGTAGAAACAGGAACAATGCCCCCCTATACCGACTGTCTCAACCACCTTGTGGTCAGTCTTTCGCCCCCTGGGTCAGCTCCCCCGAGCCTTCCCCCTGAGTTCACAGAGCTTACCAACACTCCCTCACCTGGACCAACTTTCAGTCCAACAGGCTTGGAAGCACCGGCTTACGGGGGCCTGTCCGCAGACGCGCAAGTGGGACCGCCGAAAGAGCGCAAGATCGGGGTGCCCAAGGCTATTCCCGGTGCGGTACCATTGCCGTTGCCTCCACTTTCAGAGGGTTCCCCTTAAGCGGATCTTTTGCTAAGGCGGTTTCCCGGTTGCTCTGGGGGCGGTTTACCCTCCTTTGTTTCTGCAGCGCAGAAACGGTATACTAAGTACGTTGAAAGCAAATTTCCAATGGAAACTCATCAAGTCACGATCACTTTGTCCCTTAAGCTAGAGGGAGACCCGAGCACTCAAGACATTGCTAACGCCGCTGCTGCCAGCATGCGAGAACTGCCCCCTTTCCTTGAGGAAGGGTGGCTAAATAGCGTCCAACCCCCATTAAAGAAATTAACTCTTACTCCTAACCCCAACGCAAAGTGGTTCTTCAGTGTCACAAAGCTTCCACTCACCCCTGTGACTTCCTCTCGTGATTCTACACACGACTGCTACAAGGGTCGCTCACCGATGGGTTTTTAAAGTTCAGTCCAAGGGCGATAGATAATCGTACGAACGTTAGTTTATTCCCCGCATTCACCAATGGTTTCCGGGGATTCTCTCTAAGCGAGTCATTTGCTTAGGCGGTTTCCCGTTCACCCTGGGGCGGTTTCCCGGCTTGTCTCTGCGGAGCAGAAACGGTATACTTAGTGTAACTCCCGAGTCAAGTACCCAACAACAATGCTAAACCTTAAAGTTTCAAACCGAATCACAGCTGCTGAAGCTTCACAGAGGTTTGTAACTCCCCCGGACCCACAAGCTAACCCTGAAACCGTGAGGAGATTTTTGGAGCACTGCTACAAAGCCATACGTGAGGATATTAGTAGGGGTTACGGTGTCAAGTATACGAACGTTTACCTTGGAGACTGCGATTACTCCACTAAAGGGGAAGTTGCTAGAGTTCTAGAAGAAGAAGAAGACGGGTACAAGGTTAGACTAGTTGGGACCCTTCACATTTTAATTTCCTGGTAATTTAATCACAACTACTTAACCTTGAAACCATGGCAACTATTTACAAACCACCGGCACAGCTACCCCCTTTCTCATCGAGGCTCAGTGTATTTCTTGCAGGTTCAATAGAAATGGGCTCTGCACCCGACTGGCAAGCTGACCTCGAACGTAGTCTTGCTGACATTGACATTGACATTTACAATCCGCGACGCGACGATTGGGACCCAACTTGGGTTCAAAGCGCCGATAACCCGGTGTTTCGAGAGCAGGTTGAGTGGGAGCTTGATGCCCTAGAGATGGCTGGCATGGTTGTCATGTATCTGGCACCGGGTACCATTAGTCCTGTTTCTTTGCTCGAACTTGGCTTCGTCGCCGGATTCGGTTTCTACGCTGTCAGAAAAACGGTTGTGTGTTGCCCAGAGGGGTTCCACCGCAAGGGTAACGTTGACATTTTCTGTGGCCAATACGGAATTCCCCAGGTTTCAAGTCTTGACGGGCTTGAACTGGCTATACGACGAGAAAATGCAAGGGTACAGAAACTCAAGTCTCATGGGAATCGTGGGAGCATTGAGACGAGAAACCCTGGAGAGTAAGCATGACCGGCACCACCTTTAACTATCCACCCCATTTACCCGACTTCGATGACATGGACCCGGACGGTGCCATTGAAGTTTTGTTAGGGGAAGACGAGGACGGGTACCAACATACTCGTTTCGAGAGCGTGGCCTACTACCGGAACACAGGAAAGACCCACCCTTGGCGTCACACCAAAGACTGGGCTCCTCGCTCAAACTACACCGAGGAGGACTTTACCTGGGCTTTGTCGAGAATTTTGAACACAGTTACCTGTTCTCGTGACCTTCGTAGCAAGGGCCTTGGGCTCACCGACGACGAATGCCGACGCATATACTCAATGCGGGACCGGGCTAGGGAGGTAGCGAAGCACGATGGGTGACCGGTTGCTCCGGGGCGGTTTCCCGCCTTGTTTTCTCGAAGAGAAAACGCTATAGTAGTTACAAGACAAACGCTCCCGAGAAAGACATGAAAGGACAACTCCTCAATAAAATGCTGGTACTGGCGACCAACTCCCACGCCGATCAGTACGACAAGGGTGGCAACCCTTACATTTTGCACCCGCTCAAGGTGATGCATTACCTGAAGACCGACGATGTTGAGCTTCAGTGCATTGCGCTCGGTCACGACATTATTGAAGACACCAAGGTCACTTACGCAGATTTACGTGATCAGGGGTTCACTGCCCGAATTATCGAAGGCATTCGATGCCTAACGAAAGCACCGGGGGAAACCTACGAAGAGTACAAGTTCCGTGTTTTCTCAAACGAAGACGCCATGAGAGTGAAGCTCTGTGACTTGAGGCACAATACTGACGTTCGGCGTCTGAAAGGTGTCACCGATGGGGACATTGCTCGAACTGTAAAGTACCATGTTTTCTACCTGGAGATTATGGCCCGGCTACCGAAAATTGACGAAGGTGATTCTTGAGGAGAATTAATCGAGTTCGCAAAAAGCCAGAATGCTACAGCCCCGGCAGGGCCAAGTCCTACACCGAAATTGCAGAGAACGACTGCTTTACGTGCCCTGAAAGAGTAACTTGCCTTGAATTTGTTGCTGAAGTTAAGGAAATGGTTGCTGCCGGTGTGTCAACCAGTCACCGTCCCCCACCACTCCCTACCCCTGAGCAAATCATTGCACTGGCTGAGTCTACGGACCTAGTCTACGTGAATAACTACGGATGCGTCTATTCACCCTACGTTGAAGATACAGATATTCGCGACATCGTGGTGAATTTTGCCATCAAGCTCCTATACACTTACGGTAACTTGCCATGACTGACCCCTCAAAGCCCAAACTAACTTACCTCAAGCCTGTCAAGGAGTACAAGAAACTCGATTGCGTACTCCCTTTTCGTTATTTGTATTGGAATACTCTAGAGGAACTGAATACACAGCTTGAAGAGTTCAAAGAAAAACTTAACCAGTTTAAGGAAGAGGGTTGGGAGGGCATTATGGATAACTACGATGAAGGCCACCCTGTGGTCAATCTCTATAAAACTCACTTCGTAGAAGACGAGGAGTACGACAGGGCAATTACTGTTGCCTTGCAAAATAAGCCTAGTTGGGATGATTTAGAAGAAGAGGTGATGGCCATCGGACTTCCCCTTTGGGAGTGTGACTATCAATATGAATGGACGTTTTTCTACCACACTGACCCCTCTAATTGCAGTTTTGTCGAAAACAGACCCAAAACTAATGACAACTGAACAAAACCTAAAGGAACCCATAGAAATCCTACTCAGAGTCTTGCTGGCGGGACACACCGTTACTGACGTAACGGGGCAGGAATATGGTATGGACGACGATGGGCGCCTTTGCATAAAAGCAAACCGGTTCCCCCCTGAATCCACCCCCAGTAAAGACCCCGAGAAAACATGGCTACAAATACCTTGTGATGTATCTGAGCTGAAGACGATCGCCGACAGGATTGGCCGTGATACCCTTTGGTTGAAGGCTTGCGAAGTTTCAATGAGATCTCTATTATGACCCACTCCGAAGAGGAGCGAGCTAGACGCGTAAAGCTATCTAAGCTGGCTACAGATAGTGCCAAAACCACTCTGAAAAGGGGAGATAGGCTACGAGTAACCAGGTGTCCCGGCACAAAGCGATGGGTTACATTCGACCATTGGGATGGATACTGGATCGTGACCAAGTCTGGAATCGACGATATTCATGCAATTAACGTTGACAGGGTTAACACTGAGAGTGTTGACTTTACTACGAAAGGGGAGCAATGAGTAACTGCCCGGACTGGCTGAAGCCCTTTCAACGAGAAACAGAAGCTCTGGCTGCCCAAAATGCTGCGTTCAGAGAAGAAACTGAGAGAATTAGACGAGAAAATGACGCGTACCGTCTCAAACAAGACACTCAACTCCGGGCACTCCGGGATCTTAATCGAAATCCGGAAAAAGTCAAACAAGTCTTCGAGTCCTCTAGATTTAAGATTAAATCAACGACAACGACAGCACCTTGCGACCCGAACAAACATACAGGTCGCACTACTCGACTGCTCAAGGAAGCCTATAGCCTCGCCTCAGAGGGGAGGGCAGTTTATGTCCTGGGTCATCAAGAGAGCCACGCAAGTTCCCTGGAATTTATGTTCAACCAACTGTTCGGGTTGGGGGAATCAAGGAGGTTGGGGGTGAAGTTCGAGACTCCATGTGGGCTACCAAACTTTGACTTCAGAACAATGACACTCGGGAGAGGGGCTCACCCGAACTGCTGCGTTTTAGTCGATCATTACACGATTGAGTCTCACTATGCTAGAATGCTTCAGGAACTTCACCGGTTTGACGCACCTTCGGACACCAATTAGTAGTGCCCCGAAAGAATCCGCAGGGTAAACCTTATAGCCCTGACATAACACGATGGATCACTCAGCACCTTTTGACCCGAGAACTGTTGCGGAAAGAATCCGAGACAACAATGCTGTTCTGCAATCGGTAGCTGAAAGCTATACTCTCGTGTCAAAAGCAGACTTGTACGACACAGAGCAAGCTACAGCTTTCCTTGAGATTGACTCCGACGAAAGTGTAAGTAACTGGCTTGAAGGCGGGTACTTTCCCGGTGCTTTTCAGTCTGATGGGAGGTGGTTGTTCCCACTCGCGTCACTCATCAAGGTGAGGGAGCGGTTAGATGAACTTCAGTACAATAACAAACATCGGCTTCTAACCCTTGAAACTGAACCCGAGGACTACTGCAAAGTTTGCGGTGGAATCCCTGTCTTCCTGCCGAATAAGTTGGGGGTCCTAGCTAGAAACACAACAATTTAACTCAGGCCACACGCGCCAAGACACCATGCAATCCGTTAAACCTCTCGCAAACGAAACCGAGTACGACCTTGCCCTTAAGGACATCGACCGCTACTGGGACGCTTCGAAGGGTAGCCCCGAGTACAACCGGTTAGAGACCTTGATAATTTTGGTAGAGGAATACGAGGCTAAGCACTGGCCCGTTGCGCCTCCAGACTCAACGAGTCTTGGGGAGTTGGCCGAACGACTCCAGTCGCTGGTGGCGGGTGTCCAAGTCGACCTCGACGAGAACCTATCGCCGGACGAGACCGACTAGAAGACCACGCCAGGGAACCTTTACCTCGACTCCGGTCCAGCATACTAATTCACACCCCTAAACCACTGAAAAATGAGAAACGCCACAATATACACTCTAACTAAAACGGTCGTACCCGTTTATGACAATGACAAATACGTCAGGTACGCTCCACTCTTAGACCCTGACGAGCTATTCCGCATACCTACAGATGACCCGGATAACGAGGTTTTACTCACGAGGAAGAATCACGTAGAAAGTCTCCCACTACACGAGGTTGGTTTCTGCTCAAGTTTACCTCTTCATGATCTTCCTGAGGTTGAACGTTTATACTTAGAGAGTTACGATGAGGGTCGGAAGTCCGGGATCTACGACCCCTCCTACCTTCACTTATTTGCGATTGAGCCTCAGACCGAGAAGATTTTATCCACCTACATTAACTCCAAACTCCGTAATAAGGTGGTTAAGCTTGAAGACACAATATACGACCAAGGGCAGAAACTTTGGACGCTAGGGCGAAACCTTGAGAAGTCCCAGAATGATGCTCGTGCCTTAGCAAACTCCCTTAAGGTTACTGAAGGGAGGTTAGAACGGTACAGAAAAGAACCGCTGCTCAAGAGACTATGGATTGCCCTTCGACTCCGGCAAGACGGTTCTAACTGTGCGACCTTGATGCCACACTTTTAACTCATTTGAGCAAACACCGAAGGTTCTAGTATGGAAGAAACTGACTACAAGACAGAGTATATGAGAATTTCAACCCTTGTCGGGTCGCAATTCCCAGAATGCGAAGTTACTACGCCAGATATGGTAATACTTTTGATACACGAAAACGACACGTTGCGTATGGCACTAAATTTACCCACGAGACGTGAGGTTCTTTCCAAACTTGACAAGTTTTACGAATGACAAACCGAGAAGAAAGAATTAAACTCCAAACAACCGTTACAGCAGTGATTCATCAGGAAGGCCCATGGTGGGTGGGCCGGACTGAAGAGATTCCAAGGGTGGTTGCCCGGTGGCGTACTAGTGCGGGGTGTTTACACTACCTTGAGAAGGCGCTACGTGGTGAATCAGCGAGTACACTTGACAGCTGGTCACCACAACCACAAACCCTTGAGCAAGTTGACGAAGGACTGCGCACAGCGTTTCGAGAGTCCCTAAAAGAGTGGGCTTTGACTAAAGATGATGTCCCCCTTATTGGACCGAGAGTGTCTAATCCACTTGAACAAAATTCCGACGCAATGACTCAGCACAATCCGATTGAAGTCCCCGACGAACTAGTTCATAGTTGGTGGCCTAGCGAGGGGTATTATGAGCGAGATGGTGATCTAAACATCCTCGCCGACAAAGCCGCACAATGGGGCGCCGACCAGGAGCTTGCTGCTTGCTGCGACTGGTTGCGCCTCCAAGAAGATCCTCAGTTTAGTTCCGACGACGGGTGGGTGGGTAAAGACCAGGAACTTCGTGAAGCACGCAGGCCCAACGTACCTACACTTAATGAAATCGCCCTGCAATTCATGGGGACTATTGTGAAAGACGGACGGTACCTACCCGAGATTACAAGCACTATTGTGAAAGCTTTGATAGAAGGTGGCAAAGCTCTAAAAGAGCTCAATGGCTGATAGATTGTACAAACAGGGGTGCCCGTGCTTTTATTGTGTCAAGGAAAGGGCAAACGCCACAGCGCAACCTTTGGTTCACCCTATGGCCGTTTGTCCAACTTGCGGCAACAAAAGGTGTCCAAAAGGAACTCACCACTCGTTCAACTGCAGCGGAAGCAACGAAGCAGGGCAGTTGGGAAGCCGCTACACCTTACCTAGCATTACACACACTAACCTTTCTCCAGCATGACGACGCAAGTACCCGTACCCTTTACCGAGCGGTACCCTGGACCGGAAGACTGTAGTACAAACGGGGAGTTTTGGGTGTTTTGCCCAGGAATCGGTTGTAGAGATTGTTGGACACTCATGCGGTACGACAGCCAGAACTTAGAATCTCGAGAGAAATACGGTCTCACTCATTGGTTGCCATACAACTCAATACCCTGCCCTGTTTAAGATGAACTTGCGTGACGCACGAGAGAAAGCCTTGCAGATTTCTGCTGAAACTGAGCATGGCTTATTGAAGGATAGAGAAGCTGAGAGTAAGCTCTACAGAGCTGCTCCCGGTGAAACCTTTGACCCTGTAAGTGTTTCTGACCGTCTACCTAAACTTTCCGATTCTGACGCCGAAGAACTATGTTGGTGGTGGAGAACCGACGCCGACGGGTCAGCAGTTGAGGGTATGTGGGAAATGCTACAATTTGACTGGCCAGTTAGAAAATATAACCTCTCAGGGAGCGGTTACAACTACACACACTGGCTGCCACACTGGGCCATTGTAAATCCTAATGCCTCCTTAGTTAAAGAACATGGCAAACAATAGACAATGCTCAACTTGTTTTTACTCAGTTTCTACCCTAGTTATAAACCCTGTACTAGCCTCGATTCCTAACACACACGGCCTGGTAGCGGAACGAATTTCCACAAAGTGCCACATACAAGGTCCACCGAAGGAAGTCAATGCCGATAAAGATTGGTTCTACCAGTGGCGATCCAGAGACCGCATATGAAAAAGGCGACGAACTTTACCGGAAAAATCCCAAGCTATACTACCGGCATAGTTAACCGTAGACCCCCATGCTCGCCCTACTTGCCGTAACTTACCTGCTTGTGGGCTTTGCAAGGCTCCTTTCCGCACTCCCAGACTACGATCTACCGGTTATCGGGCACAGAGTAAGAATTTTGGACGTCTGTGGTCACGTTTTACTCTGGCCCTGCCCAGCAACCGCAAAGTTTCTAAGGAAGCTACGCCGTTGACCCGCTGATCCGGAACCTGGCTCCGCTCATTTAAACTTGAACACCACTAGACCCCAAGATGAACGAAAAAACACCTCTACAGCAACTCCAAGAATGGCAAGAGCTTTGTGACCACTTTCGAACCTTGCACACGAAAGGTGTCGCTGCCCCCGAAAACTCACTGAGTGTTGGAGTTGAGGGGTACATAGATCCTCTTTCCAGGGAAACCACACTAGAAGCAGGGTGGACCCTAAATGGAAAGAAATTCACACGATCTACAACTTTCTCAACCATTTTATCGGAGTACAAAAACGGGCGGTGTGAGGAGAGTGCAGAAGCCGTTTCAAGACTCGCCGGACTAATTGCTAAAGATGTCACAAGGGGGCTCGAAGAAGAAATGTACCGTCTTTTGCTGTCGTCTCCCAATTCAGTCCTACCTCGAAACTTTGCGCCACCGGAATAGTCCTGTGTCCTTCCCTGTGTAAAGTACGGTTGACCGTTTACTTCGAGACGGTTTCCCGCCTTTACTTCCCTGGTGAAAACCGGCATACTTAGTGAAAGATGGCCTAACACGTGGGGGGCGAAGCAATGAGCAAAAGCTGCGGGTCTTGTGTCTACTACACCAAGTGGAAAAAAGATTCCCTTGTGCAATCAAACGGCGGTGAAGGAGGTGAGTTAGCATCGGGACTGTGTGAGTTTCTCGACACACGCACAAAGCCCGACTGGGGTCACAGCTGCCCACACTGGGTTGGTAAGCGATACGACCGGACCTCCTTGAAAAGGCAAACACTGAGCGAAATCAACGAGAATGATTAACCGAACTTTGATAGCGAGAATCCAGAGCTACTACCCGAACTGGTTCCAGGACACGAATTGGAGTGACGAGGACGTTCTCGATGCCATTGCCATAGCAAAGCGTGTTGAGTCCGGAGAAGAAAAAACATATTCCTTTGAGGAAGCAATGGAAGATCTCGAACTCACCGGGGAACTTGGGTTGGTGACCCGCACCGAGAGGGGATTTGAGGTCATTGACTTTCAAGATCTATACAACAAGGAGTGCAGCCTGCAACAAAGCTCCCTTGCCGTTTATTGGGAGCCAGGGACGTCTGCGGTTTGGTTGGGCCAAGGGGAAGATAGAATGCACCTTGGGGAAGAACAGGTTCAGTCCCTGGTTACTGTTTTGCAAAGGTGGCTGGACACAGGTTCTTTCATTCCCTACCCTACTACAGAAGTATCACCCCTCTCAAAACTTGCTGGGCGCCTTAAGAACATTTTTGGGCTTGCCTTAAGACCACTCAAATCACTTACAAACCGAAACCAATGACTTACGATGAAAAGACCCTTCAGTGTATTAAAGAGATTGGGGAGAAGGTTGATCTTAGGTTGGTTCAGGAATTCACCCTTGAGCAAGAGAGCTTTTTAAGGGCCATCCTGAAACAGGAAACCTTAGCAGCTTTGGACGAGGGATTAGCCCTTGCGGTTCAAATGATAAGGGAATCCCCACCTGGCTTAACTCGTGACCAACTGGCTAATTTAATTGAGAACTGTATTGGCGACAAAAGAGCCTTAGAAGTTGTTTTACCCTCACTGGATCTTTTAACGACCCTAGACTAGTTTAAAACCAAATGGAAGCTTAATGACACTACACCCTTACAGCTATTACACAAAGCCCGAAGAGTGGCAAACGTGTTACACCAAGCATTCAGAAGACAGAGAGTCTCCGACTCTGTGTTACGAAGACCTAATTGACACCATTGTAGACCTTTACGAAAAGATCGCTAAGCTAGAGGCGAGGCTGGACCAAGAAGACACCTATAGGCACGAACAAAATGACTGACGGGGACAAACTACTTGCTGACTACGACTCCGAAATTTACGGAGAATATACACCCCTGGAACCACTTACTGTTGCATCTCTAATTGAGAGTCACAGACACTTAAGACAAAAAAACTTAGAGTGGCACGGGGCGTATAACGAAGCAGGAAGAGAAGGTTATGAGCAAGGTTACTCCTTTGGACTGAAGAAGGCAACAGAAGCCATGATCATGATCGAAGACCTTCGCAAAATGACTATTCAGGAACTTGCAAATCTAATCGGAGACGAGAATGCCTACTGAGTCATCTGAGAGCCTAAGTCCTGATGCACAGTCAATAGACGATGCTTTTAACGGGTACCATGAGCTGGTGAATCGTCGTGTAAAGATTGCCGCCGTACTCCGCGCAATTGCTGAGCTGTGCGAGCCCGACCTTGTGTTCGGGTTAAAGACAATTCGCCAGGGGAAACTAATATCTCTTGCCATCGAACTTGAGGGGTCAACGTCTCTCATTACACCTTCAAACAATGATTAAAACTCAAATCTCTAGGTTTTCTCTGGTTCAAGAAACTGAACAAACAGGAGTACCTGAGGTCTGGCTTAACGAACTAGAAGAGACTTTACAGTCTTTATTTTTGACTACGGTCGAAGAGTTACAACGGTACCACGAAAGTGATGCCGACACCACGGCAAGCGACGAGCTTGCTCGGGTAATCGTCACCAACAAAGTGATTGACTACCTTAATTCATTTAGTTCAGCTGAATGAGCTAAAACACTAGCCCCTTAACGGGGGCTTTTTTGTCCAGCAATTCCGCTGACACAGACTCCTCCTATGACTCAAACACACTAACATAAGATAATGGTAACCGCAGAAGTTTACGCAGCAGCACAAAAGAAAGCTAGCATTCGGGGGCACAATGGCTGAGAAAACTTTTCCGCTACAAGTAGTTGGGGTTGAGTATGAATGCGACGAGTGTGAAAGTGGAACAATGCAGCCTTACGGCACCGTTGCCTGGCTAACTGAACCCCTACAATACCCGCACAGGTGCTCAACCTGCGGAGCAACTAGGGGGCTTCCCGAGAAGTACCCCACCGTGCGTCACTTACGCATACTACCCGTCGATGACATTCCTGTTGATGAATGGTGAAGTAAATGAGTAGCATCCCTGGTCTCACCCTTGAGTCCTACGTAATGTGGAACCATAATCTTGTCGTTATTGGGTATCTCAGTGCAAACACATCTCTTCAGATTGCTGAAGCACTCGGAGTAAACACCCGCAGGGTAAGCCTATCCAAGGCGCAATTTGACACGATCCTCGCGATTTACGAACCGTACCGAACAACCGTGGAGACCCGGTTGGAAGACTTTGACGAAGAGACTCAGTCGTGGCGAACCTACGCTGGTTCCTGCTTCAATGACATAGAGGACGCCATTGGAGACGAGGTGTCACTGACTTTACACAATTTTTCTACTGAGAGGGCCATGAAACAACTGCCAGGCGACAATGTTTGAAATTTTGTACCCAACTCTGGGCACGATTGCCAGTTGTTTCTTGCTGTCCATTCTAATTATCAACTTTCTGGGAATAAATGACTAAGCACAAACTCAGCCCTGAAGCCGAAGCCGCATGGAACGCCTACTGCGATGTTGCAGACCGAATCGGAGTTTTTGAAGACACCGGGGAAGCACTAGCTGCTTTTCTTCGAGAACTGATAACGCAGATTGAATTTCGAGGTGAACTCGGACTTACACCGCTTGGCGCACACGGGCACTACCAAGAGAAGTTGTACGCGATTGCAACTGAGTTGGATGGGTACGGTTAACCGCTTGCTCTGGGGCGGTTTCCCGGCTAGGTTTCTCGAAGGGAAACCGGTATAGTTGCCTTATACGTACTCGCGCAGACTCAACTTTTAACATGCAACCGGCAGACTTTTACGTTCGACTTTCGAAGTCCATTGAGTGGCTCGGGTCTATTTCCTCCAACGGTGGTGTTCTTGAAACTATTTGTCCGGAAATCACGTTCGTCACATCCGCGCACGAGTTCCGGTCCGAAATCAGGCGCATAGCCAAACGGGACGACTTTCACTCTCCTGAAGAGGGTTGGCCCTGGAAATGGAAAACCAGCGCATCTACCGACTTTTGCTATGTCTTTACGAAGGACCAAGTGGAGGTCTACAAGTTTGGCCGAAAGAGGTCTTTCACCGAAGACGACACCGCCGTATACTCTAGCCGAAAAGACACTTGGTTCCCGGACATGTCGAGTGCTAAGAGCACGGTTAGCCTCTCCGGCACTAGTACTCCAAAACTAGAGTATCTTGAGCTATCCGCAGAAGTGCGGTACTGGGGAGACGCGACAGTCAATGAGACGATTGATAAAGAGGGGACACTCATCCCTTTAAGGACCGGTAAATGTTGGACTCCAACAATTCGCCTGAAAGACGGCCAGGTAATGGAGTGGCCCTACGGAGTCACCGCCGAAATTTACTACAAAGTGTGCGACCAAGGTGAGTACTGGCTCAGAGACTCGGAGCACCGCTTATTTAAGTACCGTGGGGAGTACGTTCCTGACGAGTATTTGTGCAAAGGTGACGCGGGGTTCGGCGACTACATTATCTTGTCTATCGACAAAGCCGGTAAAGTTCGAAACTGGTGGCGACCGAAATTCAAGGCGAACGAGTGGGAGGCTGTATGAGCTATCCCACAGGTATTAAGGAAGATTGTCCCATAACATTTCGCCTAGCATTTTCTAGGTAACACTACTGCAACACAATGAAAACAAAAACCGCAAAAACCGCAGCAACTGTCTTGGCTTTGACTTTCGCCTTAGCAACCCTGCTCTCGGCAACACCGGCACTCGCAGCGTCAGCCGGACGAATAAGCGGACGGAGCTTTCGCAGTTCGTCTAGCTATAACCGACCATCTCGGTCCCCAAGTTATAAGAGTAGCCGCTCCAGCTCTCCAAGCTATAGGGCCTCTCCCTCACCGGTGCTAAGAAGCATCCCTGCACCGGGGCTGAGTAGAAGTTCAAGCTACTACGGTGGCGGCCCTTCGAGAGCGTACCGAAAAACACTACCCTATAGCAACCCCGGAAACAACAGAACGAACATTATTGTCATGCCGGACATGACACCGAACGTTTATCCGATTGCTCCTCCACTTTATTCGTCGCAAGTGGCACCAGTGCCGCAAACACCTGTGAGCCCTGCGTTCTTTTTCGTACTCCTTGCTGTGTTGGGGGCTGGGGGCTTGGCTATCTTTCTGCTGGCTGGGGGTTGGGACGACTTTGTGAGCCCATGGGTGAGTACTCAGCGGGACAAGCTTAGAAAGACGACCGTGGTGAGGCAGCGAGTGGCCTTGCTCGCCTCTGCAAAGGACCTACAAACAGACCTAATACGACTCGCTCGGCGAGGGGACACGGACAGTGCTGAGGGTCTCTCGAAGATCCTGCAAGAAACTTCCCTCGCCCTTCTTCGCCACCCCGACAAAGTTGTTTACGCGTGGAGCAGTACTGAGCAGGTGGCGTCAGGAGAGGCAGAAAGCCGATTCGACCAACTTTCCATGGAAGAACGCTCGAAGGCATCAGAGGAAGTTCTCACGAATGTGGGCGGGAGCATCTCAGAGCGTAAGGTCAAACCACAAAGAGACGTCACGGAAAACGAGTATATCCTTGTGAGCGTGCTTGTGGCATCGGACCGAAAGCTGGGTCTCAAACTGTCGGACTCGCATGAGAGCCTAAACGCCAATCTTGTAACCCTTGGTTCAGTCTCTCCTGAGGATCTGGTGGCACTGGAAGTTATTTGGCAGCCCGAAGACGAGTTTGATGTTCTGTCAAAGGATGAACTTTTGAGCCTGTACCCTGACTTGAACGTGCTTTAAGGAGGGGTAAAATAAAAACATAGGTGAACCCCCTCGTAACTTTCACACTTCCACCCATGAACAAACTCGACCACTGTTACCTCGAAGCCCTTTCAGAAGCACTGAAAGGTAACTTAGGCGAAGCTTTAGAACTCCGCAATGAAGCGGATGCGTTAGCATCCGAAGGCTTCGCCTTCTCCGAAAATTACGGGAATAAATACCCATTCATTGAAGAAGCGGTGAATACACTCCTTGGCTCTTTTGACTTTACAAGATGTGTCCGAGCCGACGGCTCGGCCTATGGTACACGAGGAAAGTGTAAGAAGGGTACCGAACAGAGCTCAGCCAAGGGTCCGAATAGTATTTACGGGGACATTCACGAGACCATTCTTAGAGGGCTTGAAAAACAGAGCTCAGTCAAGGTTCCGACTAGTGTTCTAAAGGCCCGTATTAGAAGGCTTGAAAAAGCTATGGACGACACCTATTCAACTACAGAACAAGAGAGAATTTCCACAGCCATTCGGAAACTCAAGAAGACAATAGATGAAGCAGGTTAGGGCAAAAGAAAGAAAAAAAAAAAAAAAGTCTAACTAAACCCCTTCTGAAGAAAAACTCCCCAAAGCTACAAACAATGAAAGAAACATAAGACTAGCAATGGATCGTCGTAGTTTGGCGTTGATGAAGCAAATCTCGAAAGAACTAAACAAAGACGAGGGAAGTTTAGAGGTTTTAAAAGAACTAAGCAAACGACAAAAAACTGATGAAAAGTTTACAGCTTTGCGTTCCAGAGCTGTAGAAATTGTTAAAGGACTAAGGGCACAACAAAAGAAAAAGACAGACCTTTGACTGGGGTTAAATGAAAGGGGAAAGTGCCACTTGGCAGTGGGGTGACGAGCTACAAGAACGAAAGCTACCGTCTCCTGAGGAACAAGCCTTAGCTGACGCCGAGCACTCACTGCGAATGGTAGCGGCAGGCCTACAGCTAGAAAAAGCGGATAACCGCCCTGAGCGGGGCGGTTTAGGCCCTTGCTTTAACGCGACAAACACGCTATAATAGTTTTTGTTTGGGGAACCACTGTGAAAATCAGATTCATCGGTGATGTTCATTGCAAATGGTCGAAGTATGAGAAGCTAATTAGAGAATGCAACCGCTCTCTTCAAGTCGGGGACTTCGGTGTGGGTTTCATCGACCCGAAGACCGAGAAGCCATACAGCAGCCCACCCTACGACGCGATGTCAAAAGGCGAGCACTTTTTCGTACGAGGAAACCACGACAGTCCCGGTGCCTGCAAAAGACACCCTTACTGGGTGAAAGACGGGGGCTCGATGTTCGGGCGCGACGACATTTTTTGTGTGGGTGGAGCTTACTCCATCGATAGGGACCGACGCACAGAGCGCTACGACTGGTGGCCTGACGAAGAGCTTTCTTACGGCGAGCTTTGCAACATTACGGACGCGTATGAGCTTGTGAAGCCGAAGGTTGTCGTCACGCATGAGTGCCCGGACTCTGTAATTTCTCTGGTTTGTCACAAAGTGGGGATGCACAAATTTGACATCCCTTCGGTAACACGAAGGTGTTTTGACAACATGCTCGAGATTCATAAACCGGACCTTTGGATTCATGGCCACTGGCATCTAAATCACCATACGGTGTACAAAGGTGTGGAATTTATTGGTCTTGGTGAGCTATCCTTCCTCGACATGGACGTTTAATCAAGCCCCCACTCATAGGGAACGTCGTACGAAGGTCAATTACAAGGAATCTACACCGCTATACTAAGTTTGTGGCCCCCCCTTCTTTCTACCTATAAGCCTTAAATCAAAACCACCATTAAAGCAAAATGACAACAGTAATTAACCTCTTCGGCGGGTCCGGTTGCGGAAAATCAACCACAGCTGCGCTCCTCTTCGCCAGAATGAAGCTGGCCGGCATTCACGTTGAACTTGTAAGAGAGTATGTGAAGTACTGGGCGTGGAACGACCGCAAAGTGCGTGAGTGGGACCAACTCTACCTCCTCGGTAAGCAAAGCGCCTACGAGAGCATGCTGTACGGCAAAGTTGACTACATTGTTACCGACAGCCCTATACTTCTGGCAGGAATCTACCAAGACTACCGGTCTCAAGGCAAAGACACGTACGTAAGTTCCGCCGCTCAATCCTTCATGGCTCACGCAGAGGAAAGGGGTGTAACGTACAAGAATTTCTTCCTAAATCGCATCAAGCCCTTCGACCCTCGCGGACGTTACGAAACCGAAGACCAAGCCAAAAGAGTTGACGAGTTTGTCTACGACTATCTGTGCAAGTACAGTGGGTTCCGTCCAATCTCAATATCTGGACCGGACGAACGCAGGGACACAGAGATTTTGAGCTATCTTGGTGAGCTACATTTTAAGGAGGCTCCCTCGCTGTGACACTAACTTTCCGAGAACTTTTAGAAAGTTTGCAGACTTTTGCTAACGATGACCTGGACAAGGACGCTACTGTGGAGGTAGACGGGGAATTTTTTGGAGTGTCGCACTTTGGAGTGTCCACCTGTTTGGATGACACACCGCTTGATGAAGGGCACCCCTTTCTTTCAACTGCAACAAGGTAAAGTGTTGCCTTAGGATGGTTCCCCGGCTTGCTTTGCTGGGGCAAAACAGCTATAATACGCTCATAAATCCTGAAAACCAATGTCATACAACCCGGACTCAGATACCTACCCCTTCAACGACAGCGAGACTCTGTTAAACTTCCTGGACCGTCTTCTACTGGAGTCCGTGTCGTGCGAAGGAGGCCTTGTGCCCCTCACTTCTTCTCGGTTTCAACGCCTTTCCAGGCTTGTTGAAGGTGTCTCAATTGACGATTGACCTTGACCCCCGTTGGGCGGTGAGCGGTTAGCCCCCTTGCCTTGGGCGGTTTCCCCGTTTGTTTTCCAGAAGGAAAACGCTATAGTATTTACGTGACCTTCGAAGAACCAATGTCATTCAACCCAGACTGGGCTTCACCTCCAGGGTCTATCGTAAGGGAGTTACGTCTGGAGCGTAGAATTTCTCTTCACGACTTTGCGGGAGAAACAGGGTTAACCGTACCCGAAGTTCTTGAACTTGAGGAAGGGAACCTTCGCATCGACCCTCATCTAGCGGAGCGCCTTGAGTACGTGTTCGGACAACCAACTGAAAAGTTTTGGCTCACCCTTCAACTAAACTACGACAATGACCTTAAAAGAGGAAGAAAGCATGATTGAGCTACTTGTAACGGAGAACAAAAGTATTGATCCCGCACGATTTTACCGAAACCGAGTTCGTGTCTTTCTCGATAGAAACTACAACTATGGTATGTGGGTAGACGAAGACAAATTGTTTGACCTTTTGTCGCTGGAGCAGAAAAAACAGTACCTTGTTGACAGATCCTCTAGTGGATGCAAGTACAATGTTACACGAGAGGTAGCACAGAGGGTTCTTGCAGTGGGACACACTCACCTCAGTAAGCAGAAACTTCGCCCATGCTTGTGACTCCTCGCAGGGTCGGTGACGCTGCTAGAAAAGTTATTGAGACACTTCGCGAGCTTGGTCTATCCCACTTGTACAAAGAGGACCAAGTTCTGAGAGAGATGCTGGAAAAGTTTAACAGCAAGGACTCGTGGGGTTGGACCTCCCAGACTCTTGCCGATCACTGGCTGCAGAGCAATGGCTTGTGGGATTTGAACGACAATAATTAATACACCCTTCTTTAACAACCAAATTAGCTCAGCAATTACCCTTGAAATGACAAACACTGTCAATGTAAACCTAGTCCAGCAAATTCAGGACGATTACCTTGCCTACTCGCTCAGTGTAATCGTGGGGCGAGCATTCCCCCGGTACACGGACGGGTGTAAGAGTATCTCTCGACGCATTGTAACAGCCATGAAGTGGCTCAACTTGAAGCCGGACGGTCGCTACATGAAGAGCGCTAGGGTAGAGGGGGAGGTTATGGGTAAATTGAGCCCCCACGGCGGAAGCTACAGCTCTATTGTCACTTTGGCTGCCCCATGGAATAATATGGCCCCGCTCGTAGACGGGCACGGGAATTGGGGGTCTTCGACAGACTCTGCGGCGTCGTCAAGGTACACTGAGTGCAAGCTCTCCCCTTTCGCCTGGGACTGCCTCCTCGACGACTCAGAAACCTGGGAGACGATGTCAAACTACGACGGTACGCTGCAGGAGCCAATCGAGTTGAACGCAAAGATCCCTTACGTTTTGCTCAATGGTCAAGAGGGCATTGGCGTGGGATACGCCTGTAAAATCGCCTCTCACAGTCTCCGTTCGATTGTTGAAGCAACCAAGCTGGTTTGCAAGGAAGCAACAACGTTTGAGGCACGCGCAGAGAACCTACGAAAAGCACGGGAGGTTCTCTCCCCTGACTTTCCAACTGGGACCCAGATTGTAAAAGACGATCAGTTGGAACAGTACTCACTAACAGGTATTGGCAGCATTCGCTGCATGGCGAAGGTTGAGATTGGTACCCAGACCCGTAGTGGAAAGGCAAAGGACCGTCCTTCCTTATCCTTTACGAACTTACCGCCAGGAACCAATCCTGAGAAAATCGGTGAGCAAGTGAAAAATGAGGTTGAGAAGGGAAGGATTGATGGTGTCGCTGAAGTCAATGACCTGTCCGATCTTACGGGGGACTGCGTTCAAATTGTGGCCAAGCCCGGTGTGAGCCCGGAAAAGCTAAGAGATCAACTTTACGCCTACACAGACCTTGATTCCAAGTTTTCAGCGAGAACCTTAGTTATCGACGGCACGAAGCCCGTAGAGCTCTCCCCGGTGGAAATTGTAGAGAAATGGGTGACATGGAGGTTGGGTAGATTACAAGTTAAATTCGAGAATGAGCTCACTCATCGAGAGGCTCGCCTGGAAATTGTTCAGGGACTGCTCAAGGCCATTGACACGATGGACTTGATTATTAAGCGTATTCGTGCGGCAAAAGACAAGTCTGAGGCGAAAGTCGCTCTAACGACTGCACCTCTGAAGTTCTCGGATAAGCAAGCTGAGGCCATTCTAGACATGCGCTTGCGCCAGCTTACGAACCTTGATCAAAACGATCTTATTGTCGAAGATAACTACCTTCAAGGCCGGATTCAAGAGCTGGTAGAGCTGTCCAGCGACGAAACCAGAGGGACTACCGCGAGACAAGTGTATATGCTCAATGAGCTGACCGAGATAGGAAAACGCCACGGAGAGGCTCGCCGAAGCCCCCTCATAGACCCCCCAACTGGCGGTGTGACCCGTGCTCCTGGGGAAAGCGTGAAGCGCCCTGCAGCCGCACCAAAGCCACGATTCCTGAAGATTGACTCGAAGAAGGGCACTGTTGAGCAGGTGAAAGGGCCACGTGGAGCTCTTGTCGTAGACCCCAAAGACAAGGTTATTCTTATGACTGAGGACGGGACACTGAAAAAGGTGTCAGCAACCTTCAAGGGAGTTATCTCAACAGCGTACTCCGCTGTTTGCTTGGCGAAGAAGGAGTCCGACGTTTCCTCGAAAAAGTACCTAGTTGTGCTCGAACTCGACGGGCAGCTCAAGGCACTGACCCTGAGCGGAGAAGACCTTTGCAAGGTGACGAGTAAAGGCAAGAGATGGCTACCCGAAGGTTCCACACTGAGGCACTTTGGAGAGGGGGGTTTCACCCTGGACTGGGTTTCAACTCGAAAGAAGGCAATGAAACTCGACCTGTCAGTAAAGCTCGGGAAGCCGGGGGGCAAAGGAATTAAAGTCGCAAATATAGATGAGGTGAAACTACCTTAGGACGAAAAACGGAGTGAAACCGGGTAAAATTGGGTACGGGACTTTACGTAGGATCTTGCCCGGCTAAACTCTTAATAGTTGAACAGAACCATGACTGTAGTCTATCCGGTTTCCAGGTTACTTTCAAACCCCCGAATTTTCCTAGCTATCTCAAATCATTTGGGAGGAGTTCTAGATGCAGAGGTACTGAGAGACGTTTTTTACGAACTCCTGGAAGTAGAAATTAACGGGTCTCCTGACGAAGAATGTGAGTTTTCCGCAGAAGAGGCGTGCTTTGAAGTTGAGGAGGACGGGCTTGTTTACCATATCTACTTTGACACGGGTGCGTCGTTCAAACTCGAAGTTACAGAAGACGGTTTCCACCCTCAAATTTCCACCGAGTTTGAGTTGGCGACAGCATCTGCAGTGAACAACCGGCTCATCTCAGCAATCGAAGACTCCCACCCGGAGCTCAAAGACGATATTTCGTTCGAGCACCCCCCAACACCGGGAAACAGCTTCTTAAGTTCAAAAGACGGGGAAGGATTCTCCGGTAGTTTTCACCTTCGATCGGACCCCGACAAAAAGTTTTCCTTTACAATAACCTCAGTAGACCCTGAGTCTGACCACTTAGAAGCCAAAATCAAACCCCTTTAAAGCGAAACACCCATGATGGATAACATAGTGTTTGCAACCGATAGCATGAGGTCTTCGGTTTCTTCACTCAAGAAAAAAATATCAAATTTCAAGATCAGCATCGAACAACTCAGTTCGGAAGTAGAAAAAATTGATACAAAGTTTGACAAGCTTTTAACACAAACTGAGATATACAAGGCTAAGCTAGAACGAGAAATGGGTCGCGAGGTGAGGCGTCTTGAGCTTGAACTTACCAAGCTTCGAAAACAAGTGAAAGAGTCACTCCCCCCTGAATCTCCTTTGGAGGACGAGACAGAGCTCGGAATAGCGTCAACACTTGCCATTATCGAGTGCCTTCTGAGGCATATCTGCGAAGGAGCAGACGACTTTAGGCTAATGAGCTACTCCTTCCTCTTCCCGGCTGTGATAGAAAGAGTTGCATCGTCTGACGACCCCGCGTACTTCATGGAAACTCTCCCAGAGTCTGCACAAGTTGTGATTGACCGGGGGAGGCAGTACGTTGCATACCTAAGAGGAGACTGCAAAACTCACGTCACAGATCCCGACGCATGGGAGCAATACATAGACCAAGTTACAGACTGGTGGAGGAACGACGCTCTTCCTTTGCTTTACGGGCAACGAGACGAACAATGGGACACAGACGTCCCGCTCTCTCTTGTTGAGATTCTAATGTGGCGTGACGAACCGGGTGAGCGACCCCTACACTTCTCACCGATTTTCGACGCCTACGAAACCTACAAGCTTCACAAAGACGCTGTTTACACAAGCAGCGGTGTTCGAGCTTTCGACCTAAAAATGCACAAATTCGACTCCGGAGCCCCCGAGGAAGAAGTGAAGCCCCCAGTCATTCTGACACGACCTGTTTACAGGAAGCCTTAAAGCTTCCGATACGACAACCCCCCCTACGATAAACTAAATCATAACAATTCAACGACATGAGAACCAGCGAACTCGGCTACCCTGTCCTGTCTACCCCACTGCACACTAAGGTTTTCGGCAAACAAAAGGCAGCTTCAATGGGAGTTAAGGCACGTCAAAAGGCCGAGCGACTCTTAAAGCAATTTGGTATATCTGTCCCTGTTGATCACCCGGACAACCTGTACGATGGTCCCTTGCCCCTTCCAAGCTTAAGGGGTAGCAATTTACAGGAGCACTTTGAAAACATAGCAACAGAGCAGGTAGGGGTGTACAAAACCCTTGCGAATTCTCTAGCGGGGTGCAAACTCCCAAAACTCCCTGCAGTTTCCGACTTCGTCTATCAGGCGGGATGGACACGCTATGAGTTTGTAGACGGAAAGTTTCTTGTAGAGTCCGTACCATGCCCACTCGAAGAAGCTTTCACGTACGACACTGAAACCTTCGTAAAAGCGGGTGCGTTTCCGATTATTGGGACGGCGCTAAGTGAAAAAGCAACCTACATTTGGCTCGCGGCAGAGCTTATTGACCCAACCATACCGGAGGAAGAGTGGGACCAACACGATCTCATTCCCATTGGTGAGAACAGGTTTGTAGCGGGACACAATATTAGCTACGACCGAGTGAGAACACGGGAAGGATACTCACTTAGCCGTAACAAGCCTGAAAACTTCTACTTTGACACACTCTCCGCGCATATTGGAGTGTCGGGTTTGGCCTCAGGTCAACGGTGGTTGTACCTTCTTGCGGCGAAAGACCCCGAAAACCTGACTGAAGAGGAAAAGAGAAAACTCAGGTATGCTCCAAAGTGGCTAGACGAGGGATCAACAAACAGTTTGGTGCAATGCTACAACTTTCACGTTTACGAGGTTCGTAAGTACTTCGGCGATGACACTGTCCGCCCACTCAACCAAGGGGACAAAAAGGTACGGGACATTTTTGTAGACGCTACGCATATCTCGCAAATCACCGCAGTTCTTGAGAAGGCCGTAGAATACGCGGTAAGGGATGCTTTTTACACGGCGGAGCTTTTTCAGGCTTTGTGGCCGAAGTATCTCGATAGCACTCCCTCAATGGTGGGCCTTTGCGGCCACTACCACTTAAACGGCTCGGTCGTACCCCTGGTAGAAAACTGGGCTGAGTGGATTCAGAACACAGAAAGAGTGTTCCATGAGCACAGCCAGGAAATGACTGAGTTGTGCAGGGAGCTCGTATGGAAGACGTACAACGAGTGGAAGGCTGTCCTCAACAGCGTGGAGGACCCGGAGCGGGGCCTCGCGAAAGCACAGGAGTGGGCAGAGCAAGACCCTTGGGTGTCTCAGCTTAATTGGGAGCTTTGGAGTAGAAAAGGTAAGTACGCGTGGGTCCCTACTTGGGTGCAACCCTTTGTGAAAGATCCGCAACAACACATCGGAGTGAAGTCTCAATTGGCTCACTTGCTGTTGAAGCTCAAATACGAGGGATCACACATTGTTCAAACCAAAACAGAGGGCTGGTGCTACTACGATGGAACGGGTGGCCTTGTGAAAGTTCCCCACCCAAAAGGAACTGGAGACAATACCGGAGTGTTACTCAGCAAGGACTTTGTCCAAGATATGGAAACCGGGAGGCTAAGTAGCGATCTCCCTGAAGCTAAGAGAGCTCTGGAGATTTCAAACGCTATTTCTTACTGGACTTCTGTTCGTAAGCGGGTGATGGACCGGATCTTCCTCCGCGCTGAAAACCCGCATGGTTCATCCGCCCTGGTGACTCTTCCTGAGATTCTCTGCCACGGAACGGTAACTCGCAGAACAGTTGAAAGCTTGATGGCAACCATGTGCTCCACGAAAAACTGGAGAATTGGCACGGAGTTGAAAACACGAGTGCAGGCCCCCGAAGGCTGGAAAATTGTAAGCGCCGACTACGATGGTCAAGAGCTTCAGATCGCATCCATATACAGCGATACTTGGGAAGGTGGCTTTGTCGGGTGCTCGCCGATGGGGTACAACGTCCTGTCTGGGTCCAAGGAAAACGGCACTGATCCTCACACCGCTCTTGCTCGTGCTATTCTCCCTGAGATGTATAAGGGGCTTGTGTGGGACAGGAAGCTAGGAATTTGTTACAGTCATGAGAGTGAACCGTTGAATGTACCAAATTGTGTAAAGGCTGGAGAAAAATGGTTAAGCCCAATTGAACCCCAGTTGTACAAACTCCTGGCGAAAGCCAGAGACCTGAGTAAGATTGTCGGTTTTGCAACCTTGTACGGGGGGAGCGTAAGAGCCCTGAGCACTCCAATTCGACGAACTTTTCCTGAGAAAGGAGAGAGAGAAGTTAAGGATTTCGCACTGAAAGCACTGTCCTCGAAAAAAGGTGTTCTTGTGAATGGAGTGTATGAAGGTGGTTCTGACTCCGGCGCATTCAACTTGATGGAGCAAATATCCATGAAGACAAAGGTCCCTCAGCTACCCTGCCTTGGTACCAAAATTTCGACTGCAATGCGACCTGCGGCAGTTGGGACCGACTTTAGGACAGGACGCACAAACTGGGCCATCCAGGCATCGGGTGCCGAAATTCTATCCATAACGCTCACGGCTGTCGCGTGGCTAGCGGAAGAGTACAAAATTCCCTACCGCTTCATTATCAGCATTCATGATGAACTCCACTTCATGACCCCTGAGAGGTACGCCACTCAGTTTGCCGTGCTGTTTCAAATTGCCCATCTTTATACCTGGGCGAATTTCCATAGCGCAATGGACATACCGGAGCTTCCACTGAGTCGTGCTTTCTTCTCCTCAGTAGCAATTGACTCTCGGATTCGTAAGTCCCCAAAAGAGTGCACGGTAACACCTTCAAACCCCCACGGTGCGAAAGAACCTAACGGAGTTGAGTACTCGATGACCGAACTCGGTGAGATTGGGGCTGTAGACAAGCTAAAGACACGATACGAAGCTATTCAAAAAGGATTGATTTGAGACTAACTATGAAAACACCCATCAAGATCAAAAAGCCACGAGTTCAATCCGCAGACATATACCCATGCAGAACAAAAGTAGGCATGTACTGGTGGCCGATCCCGTTTGACAAGAACGGAAGATTCATCCCGTCGTCTGTGGACTGTTTGTACTCACAAGAGTACTTCTCCCAAGGTGATGCAATTCGCATGCTTCGTTCTCTATAACTAACAAGAGCTTAATTGTGGGACACTACTTAGAAAAGCTACTAAAGTGGTTGGGGTTTGGTTCCTATGAGAGGGACTCAGTTTGCGCAGATTCGGGTAGCTCTATCGAGTTTTTAGAAAGCTGTGACGACTTTCTTGAGTGGGTGAATAACCCGACCACGTCTATCGCCGATCTTGAAAATTACGGAAAAGACAATCCCATAACATTTTTTGATAAAACCCTAACTTTCCCACCAAACCCATCGAAAGGGCAAATATACCACTGTCCAGCCGAGGGTAGGAGGTATATTTGGATGGAGACCGCGAGTAGCTCAAACTGGGTGCCCCTGCTCGACCAAGCTTGTGTCTCACCTTTGGGGAGTCTTGTGCAGGGGTCCGGTGGTGCAGGTGGTGCTGGCGTAGTTAGTCTTATGCAGGGGTCCGGTGGCGCGGCGGGTGCGACGGGGATAGAGCTCGCGTACACTCCGTGGAACTACCTACCACCCACAAAAGCTGTTACAATTCTGGCGCACGAGAGCGGCGACAGCAACCACCCACCTTCGGGATCCTACATAGATGGTTCCACATGGGTTCACCCGTTGTCAGAAGAATCCCACCTACTTGTACTTGTGGTGAAAGAGGGTAAATGGCGGCTCACTCATGAGTCAGCCGAAGAGTTAGAGACCTACTTGCGTTTGTATCCCAACACAAGATTCAACACTTACTTGACCGATGCGCAAATTAGAGATGCTGTGAAGTTACTCCTGCTCAACACCCTTGGGAGTTCAGGTATATCGGACTACAACAGTTTAACTAAGCAGTTTGCAATTAGGGATGGAAAAGAGTCCTGGAGTTTATTTTGGGAGTTTTTACACGACCTAACCCCTTCTGCTTTTGTTGGGGATATAGAAAAGACTCGTATAGAGAAGGGGTTAAAGGGAAGGGAGTACGACCACTGGCTGGAGCGACAACCACTGACAAAACTCAATTCTCAAGAAGTAAAACAGCAGAAAATGCTCCATAAGCTGAAGAGAAGAGGTGCATTTATCAACCTTTAGCCAACTTTCACACTTCCTTAACATGCCGTTCCCTATCCCCCTAGACCCTGACTTTCGGAAAGAAGTCATACAGAGTTGGATCGAAGACATTTACGATCGCCTAGGTGGTGGTGACGTAGAAAGTGCGAAGAAAAGTTGGGAAATAGCAAATAATCTTTATCTCTCCCTCCCAGTTGGGCAGGGGGATTTTTTCATTGAGGAAAGGCTCTTAGAAGCTAGGGTAAAACTAGAGCGGTAAAGATACAACATCACCATGCGAACTGTAACTACAGAACCAAACCCACCCGCAGAACCAAACACCCGTCACGATCTTCTAACCTTTAGCGGAGCCTTGTCGGACGGAAGGCAGATCACAGTTCGTGAAATGACTGGACGAGACCTGCTCTATATCGAGGACGAATTGTCGGCACTCGGGGAGACACGGCAGAGCTTTCACCTTGTTGAACGACTAAACGTGGGGCCTGAAAAAGTGTCCTTTGACGAAGTTGCAGACATGGGTGCTCGAGACCTGAAGGTTGTAGTCGGGTTGATTAAACAGGCTAACGGGTCCGACGAAGAAAAGAAAGACCCAAAATAACCGTTGAAGAACTCGAAGACTTTTCCTTTTTAGTCTCAGTAGGGCGAAACAAGGCAGTTCATGTTCGGGACATTGTTCCGAAAGACTTTATCTTCGCCAGAGTTCTACAAGACAAGGGTTTAAGTGCTATGGGGCTACTTGTCAGGTTAATAAAGAACCCTGAAAGTCTTGAGACTTTATCTTCCACCAACTTTCGAGCCCTCTACAAGTGGGTCACGGATAATATTCTCAACGAGAGTATTCTCACTCCGGAAAGTTGGATGGAGATTTCGTTTCACTTGAACAAGCAACGCTGGGACGGCGGAATAGACTGGTTGGACTCTCAACCAATGGCACGAATAAAGCGCATGATTGAAATAAACCAGAAAGTCGCTGAGCAGCAGCAAGACGAGATCAAAAAGTCAAGGAGAGCAGGCCGCTAATGTTCAAGTTTAACCTAAGAACACCTTTCAGAGGTGAGCCATTCAACCCGAACTGGTGGGAGCCCACAAAACTGGAGTGGGCCCCTGTACTCCTAAACGAAAACAAACCGTACTGGAAAAACCAGACTGACACGAACGGTCGAGCCTGGCGCCCACTTACAACACAGTACCGTGCTTGGAAAAGACAACGGTACGGCGATCTCCCAATTCTCAGGGTAACAGGAAAGATGCAGGATACTGCAAAAGTCTTATCTTACCTTAAAAACGATCGCTTTGCGGTCCTTACAACTAGTGTAGGACCCTACCACCAGTTTGGTACAAAAAACATGGCTGCAAGGCCGTGGATGGGGGTGCCTAAGTCATCTCTCGAAAAACTTTCAGGAATCGCCTGGAAACACATTCTCAATTAACTCATCACCATGACAAAGACAAGAGCGAAGGACGACAAGGGACAATTTCTTGGAGACAACCCCGCAACGCCGGACGTAGACGAGGCGTGGGTCGAAGACAAGAGCGAAGTTGCACCTGCCGAGGGGAACAACGCCGATTCAACCGTTGAGGACAAGGTTGAGAAACCGTCGCAAGAGCCCGCCACGGTGGAGCTTAAGACATCTGAAACGACCGCAGTGAAAGAAAAGCAGAGCAAGGAGTCCATTGAAGCTTCCGTGCAAGAAAAGCTCTCAAAAAGACTAGACGGTGAAGTAGACCCCTTCATCCCGTCGGCACAGCTTCAAAAAGAAGTTAAAGAGATTGCAAGTCAGGAGGGTTTCCAACTCACACGTGGAACCGAAGCTGGTGCGGCTCTCATGGCCCGCGCACGTAGGTCTGCTTAATCGTGAAATCATTTGTCTTCCAACCTGGAATGACCTGGAGAAAGCTAGGGTACGGGTTTCACTCGGACTCCTTGGCTTACCGAGAAGTTCTAAACTACAACCCCAAGTGGTCTGTCGTTGAGCTTCCCCCTCCAGGGACAGTTCTTCAAGAGGGGGCAAACACAGCAGGGTCAGGGGCATCACAGCAGTCCCCAATATTCGGTAGAAGTTCAGGGCAGACATCCTTGGACTTCTACCCCTTTTCAAGCGAAGCAGAATACTTTTTGTCCTTGTCATCCTACAATCGGTCTGCCCTTCGTGAAGTGAGCAGGTTGAACGGGTGGTCACTCGATAGCTCCGAAGTTGTTACCGGACAGGTAGGGTAAAACCTCTAGGTATACACCCTAAACCTTTGGCCTACGGGCACCACCGCCGGACTTATCCTCGCCGGCACAAAGGTAAGGAAAAGGAGGAATCTACCCAAATGGCAACTTTTTCTTTCGGCACCGGTATCGTCCCCGGAGCACCAGGTACATATATCAACGAGCGTGTTGGAAATGTAGCTTCCGCAGGTATTGCCTCGTTCAACACAACTTACATGTTGGTTGAAACTGAGGAAGACGTCACTGTCGCACGTTTCCCCTTCAACACACCAGTTCCAGTATCTTCACTGACCGACTACAAAGCCTTGGTAGGGAAAGTTCCCGAAACTCGTATTCCCCTCCTTAGCTACAACTGTGTGAATGCATTCTTTTTGAATGCGCAAGTTGGCGATCTTCGAGTAGTTCGTGTTGGAACTCCAAACCAGATTGTAGAAATAGAGATTCTTCCGTCGGGCTCCGAGATTAGTAGCACCGGCCTTCCATCTACCCTTAAAGCTGGCGACGTAGTTTATGCTCAGCTTATTTTAAACGGATTGAAGCTTGTTGCTGGAGACGGCTCAAACGGATACACATCCGAAGGGGAATGGCTCGGCGTGCCAACAGTAATTCCTGTTGATTACATTTCCGGTGACAAGGTCAATAACCGCAAAATTTCTGCCGCAATTTCAAGCTCAATCGCCGCAGCTATTCAAAGTAACCCAAGTGTAAGCAGTGCCATATTCGTTCGTGACTCGGGCCTCGCAAACGATTTGCTCCCTTCCTCAAACTCGGAAAGCGGCTACGTAACAATTGCAGCAGCCACCTACGACGGGAGTGTTTCCGTAGTAACCGAGCAGCTGCCAGTTGGAGCGCAAAAGGTCTTAATGCAGACCGCGTACAGTATTCAAAATGTCGTTGGCCTTCAAAACAATCTTGAGCGAGTTCCTCAGGATTACGTTCAGTGTATTAACACTGCCTTTGATGGACAAGCAAACCAAGGGTACCTTGTAACTCCCACCGCGTACGCTCAGTTCGACGCCGAAGGCCGGTCCCTAGTTGGAGCAGCAGCTGCCGCACACTGCCAGGACAACAACTTTAAGTGGATGGCCGCAGCAGACCCAGGCTCCTTCCTTGTTACCGACGTAAACAAGTACAAAGAGTACACTCCGCATCAGCCCGCAGAAGACCTTGTAACCGACAACCTATACCTGGTTGATAACGCCATCTATCAGTGGAAGGGTGAAGAAGTAACATACGACCGTCTAAAACACCAGACCCTAGTTCCCGGCTACGACCCTAAGGTTGCTGTTCAGTCGTCAGTGGAGGGAGTAGCGGAGGGCGAAACTGTTGGCCTCCTGGACTTAGCCAAGTTCACAGTCACATCCTCTGCCTCTCTAGCCAACCGGGGAGTCTTCGCCCTGGGGTCAAGCACAGTTTGGCCGGTAGACTACCAGATTCAACGAGTAACATTGAGTGGCCTTGGCGCGGATTTTCTGCCCCTACTTCCACTTGGAGAAACCTCAACTGAGGTGTACTTCGTAGCACCCCCACTTTCCAGTGCCCAATACGGAACGTACCCATCAGACGGACAAGTACAATACGTTTATATCGCACAAACTTCTACTCAAGCTGTGTCAATTCTGGCTGAAGTTACAGCCTTGGGGGGTACCAGTGCTGCATTAAACGCACCTCTAACTCCCTCCGGAGCATTCAGTGTTGCATCCCCAACTTCAAGTACAGCTCAAGCGACTTATACCACACCCCAGTGGGATTTACCTGTAACTATTGAGGGTCAGACCTCAAACTTGATTCACAATCTGACTGGTGCTCCTGCTTTTGTGAACACTCTCCACTTACCTGGAAGCTTACAGAACACCACCGATGACTACCGCTTATCCTTTGTAAGCCGCTCACTATTCAACCCTTCAACTGTGCTTTCCTCAAGCACTGTCCCAGGATACACCGGTGCCGTTTCCTTCGGAGTAACCTCTCACAAATTAGTTAACGGACAGAAACTTTTCTTTACTAAGCCCATTCTGGCAGGCACTGCAACCCTTTTTAAGGCGACAGTTAGAAACAATCTACAAGCTTATTATGTCAAGGTAATTGACCCCGATAAGTTTGTACTTGCAACTTCTAGCTCCAACTACCTTGCAGGTTCTTACGTTCCCTATCCTGTTGGGATGGTAAGCATTTCCACGAGTCCCACCATCCTATACACTTCGGTCCTAGGCGGCGGGTTAACTACTGTAAACCTCTCAGAGTTGAGCGTTGTTCCGTTGGTTCGAGGGAGAAAGTACGGACTGGCTTCAGGTACAATCGCAGACCGTGCGTACGATCACAACTTGCTCACGGCGAACGACGATCCAACTGTATCCCTGTACCTGAACTCAAGTCCTTTAGTTATTGGGTCGGAGCACGTCTACCCGTACGGTGAAACTGCTAACGCGGGGTGGTTACCCTCTTTAGAACTTGTGGGGCCTGGGGAAACCTCAACGAGTGTTGAGAACTTTCTTTGCACCCCCACTGTGGACCAAAACTTCTCCTCGGAAGCACACATCGTCCCGGTGATTGATCCGATTTTCGGAGGAAACTTCAGCGCAAGTACCACTGTTGTCCTCGGAACGCTTACTTCTGTAACGCCATACGTCACCGCTTGTGGTCTCCTAGTTGACAGCACTGGAGTTGCAATTCAAGCAGCTCTCTCAAAATTGAGCGGAGTTTATTTTAACGTTACGGTTGCACCGGCGAACTCCGTTGCTCCTGACGGAGTTACACGAGTCGTTGTCGGGGACAGGTTGGCGGTTACATTTGACGGCTCATCCTACAGTTGGGTTGTTGTGCCGGCGAACACCCTTGGCGGTGACTTGAGCACAGTTTCCACTGTTTGTTACGGTTCACAAGTTGAATTTGCCCTCACTCCTGAACAAACACCAAGCGCAAATCTGTGGAGATTCGAGACCATCACGTCTACCGAAATTATCGACGAAGCACTTCGTGGTGTTGGATTTGCAGGCGAACCCCAAGCTGTGTTTATCGAAGCAGGTGTTGACAATGTCAATAGACTATTCGAGGACAGCCAGCGCTACTTCAATGCCTTTGGCTTCATCGCTTTCTACGGCCCATACGTGGAGAACTCGGCAGGACAATTTGTCTCCCCCTCACCGTATGTGACCGGTATCGCAGCTCGCCGTTACCGCTCTGAAGGATTCCAGTTCCCACCTGCAGGTACCAAGTACCAACTCGCAGACGCTGCTGGCGTTCAAATTTCTGTGAACTCGGCTCAGCAAAACTTGCTCAACCCTGACGGCTGCAATGTTCTTCGTTCCTTGCCAGGGTACCCCAACACTGCGGTGTTTGTCTGGGGTGGCCGCACTCGAATCAAAAAGGCAGTTGCGGATCAGCGTAAGTTCCAATTTGTGAACACTCGTGTGATTCAGAATGTTGTTTACGGTTCTCTTCGCAATGCTTTCGACAACCAGATCTTCTCGGTTGTTGACGGGTTTGGTATTGTGTTCAACCAAATTGTTTCTATTGGGAACAGCGTTCTGAGCCAGCTTTACCTCTCCGGTGCACTCTTCGGTGCGAGACCCTCAGACGCATTCCAAGTGATTTGTGACGAGCGCATTAACAGCGGAGACAACCTCGAGAACGGTGTTGTGTTTGTGAAGGTGTTTGACACCCCCGTACCAACACTGGAAAGAATCGAGGTTGATCTTATTC